AATGTCATTGATTGGAATATGTGTATCTTATAATTATTTTGATACATTGCAATTTATGTTACCTGTTAATTATTTACATTTTGAAAAAATATTTTTAATTACTCAACAAGATGATATTACAACTATTAATTTCTGTAAAGAATTTAATAATGTTATTGTTTTATTTTATAATTTTAAAAATAATAATAAAATATTTGATAAATTTGGTGCAATAAATTATGCTCAAAAAATAGTTTATGATATATATCCAAATAGTTGGTATCTAATAATAGATTCTGATATTATTTTACCTAATAATTTAATAGATATTTTAATTAATGAAGAGTTAAATTCTGAATGTATTTATGGAGCATATCGAGCTAATCTATTAAAATCTGCTGAATTATTAAATAAAAATGAAATAATTAATAAACCAGAAAATATTAATTTTATTCATAATAATATTTTATTTTCTGAAAATGAACCTCCATCTATTTTAGGTTGTTTTCAATTATATAAAAAACATTACTATTACATAACTAGTATTGATAATACTCAAGGATTTGCAGATTATCAATTTGGTCGTGATAATTTTAATTTATTTTGCAATTTAGAAACAATTATATATTTTCATTTAGGTCAAACTGGTGTAAATTGGGGTGGAAAAGTTGTCTCGTTTATTGATGATGCTAATATATCATTAAATAGTATTTATTACACATGCAATAAATCTTTTAATAATATTTATTATAATAAAAATTGTCATCTTGTACAATATGGTAACAGTAAAAATATTAATGATGATATATGGACTTGTTCTGATAAAATGATATGATATCAGTATTTTTTTTAAAGATAAATCTAATTTTAAAATAGCCGAAATTGGTTCCCATAAAGGATATTCCACAAAGATTTTATCAAAAATCTTTTCAAAAGTATATGCTGTTGATAATAGTATTGAATGGACAAATTTTAATAAAAATTTTAATAAAAATATTTATAATATAGAATATGTAATGTTAGACATATACAATGATAATTGGAACATAATACCAGAAGATATTGATGTATCATTTATAGATGTTGATCATAGTTATAATTGTTGCAAAAGTGATATTATTAATTCTATTAATAGATTTACAAATCTAAAATATATTATTTTAGATGATTATGGTGTTTGGGAAGGTGTAAAAAAAATAGTTGATGAGTTAATAGAAAATAAAACTTTAAATTTTGAAACATTTATTGGAATTAATGATGTTCCAGGACCATCTGGAATGGTTTATAATGTACATGAAGGAATAATCTGTAGTATTAATAAATAATTTATTAATATGTATAAAATTGAATATATTAAATATTATATAAAATCAATATAATATTTAATGAACTATATATCATTAGGTAGTAATTGCTCAGTAACATATCAACTTAAAAAATATAATCTTAGATATTGTGCATATCCATTTGATAATTGCAATATTAATTTGAATAAATTAATTAATGTTCTTCAAAATAATTTTAATAATTATACTGATTTAAAACTTAAAAAAATTTCAAATAAACATTCTACTGATTTATCTGAAAAATCTTTAATTTTAATAAATAAATATAATATAAAATTTGCTCATGAAATAACTATTCTTCAAGAATTACATAATTTTAAATCTAAATTAGAACGCCGTATTGAAAGATTCAAAATAATTACAGATCAGATTGTATTTATTTATATTGAACTAAGTAATATTAATTCAACTTTTGAAAATAAAATTAATATTCTCCTAAATGAACTAAATAAATATTTTAATACATTTATTCTAAAATTAATAATTAATTCTAATATTGATTTTGATTTTCCACATAATGTTAAAATTTATAACTATACACATTTTTCAGAAGATTGGAAAATGGACCATTTAGATTGGAAATTTATTTTATTAAATTAATTATAAATATTATAATTAATTTAATAAATTTTTTAGTTTAATTGTTATTTGTATTTAAAATTTATCATAATTTATTAATTTTACACCTTTCTTATTTAAAACACCAAATTTATATTAAAATAATCTAACATATATATATATATATGTTAAGCATAATTCAAAATATTCCAAATGTTAATACATACCCTCTTACATATGTTTTTGAAAATATGAAATTACAACATAAAGCAAATACTTTATGGTTAGAGTTTGGTGTAGCAAGTGGAAATACTATTAACTATATTTCCAAATTTACAAATAATAAAGTGTATGGGTTTGATAGTTTTGAAGGATTACCTGAAAAATGGCGTGATGGTTTTGATAAAGGCGCATTTGATAGAAATGGTGATTTACCACAAGTTAATAGCAACGTTGAATTGATAAAGGGTTGGTTTAATGAAACATTACTCGATTTTATGCATACGCATAATAAAAAAGTTTCATTTATTCATATAGATGTTGACCTTTATAGTTCTACAAAATATATATTTGATGTATTGAAGGATTATATTGATACAGATTGTATTATTGTATTTGATGAATTAGTAAATTATCCAGGTTTTGATGGAGATAAAGGAGAACTCAAAGCATTTTATGAATTTATTATAGAAAATAAAGTAGATTATGAATGGATTGGGATGAACGGAACACCTACTGGTATGTCTGGTTATTATCACGAAAATGTAGCATTAATTATTCATTCAATAAACTAATAAAATATGTGTATATAATTTATTTTTACTGTTATTCTTCATATAATAAATAAAAATTATATTAATCGTGCCATTTTAAAGGAATTAAGATATTGTTAAAAACAATATGTTAAATCAATTTCAATAGAATTAGATATTTCAGACCAAACAATTTATAAATGTATTAATAAATACAAATTTAATATTGATAATAATATTAGAATTAAAAATAAAATAATATAGGAATTCAACAAAGAAAAACATATTTATATAGAAATACTATTATTAATTTTATTAATGAAAATAATGGATGTACTTTAAATGATATTTATAAACATATAGATTTAAAAATTTTAAAATATACAATAATTACTTTATTACAAGAAAATAAGTCATAAAAGATTTAAAAACTCATAAAGAAAGAGAAATTTTGAATATTTCTTTGAAAATAATATATATTATTATATAAATGGATTATTGTGTATGTATTCAATGTTTTAATAAACCAATAGAAACTTTATTAGTTTTAAATTCATTGGAAAAAAATGCTAATCTTAAAAAAATTCATTTATTGCTATACGTTGATAAAGCCGAAAATGAAACAAAATCTTATAATAAAAATATAGAACTAATAGATAAACTAATTTCATACAAAAATGAAAAAGATTGTTTATTTAAATCTTTAACATTAATAATGTCTGATATAAATTTAGGCCCCTACAAGTGTTGTTATTTAACAATTGAAAATGGGTTTACATTAAGTAATAATGTTATTTTTAGCGAAGATGATATACTATTTTGTAAAGATACTATTAATTATTTTATTACATATTTTAATAATAAAATTAAAAATGTAGATATCAATCATGAAGATTGTTTAGGAATAACAAGTAGTTCAATATATTTTGGGTTTACAAAAAAAACTTCTTTTACTATTAATGAAAAAGATATAATTGTAAATAATTTATTTTCAGATAAAATTAAAAATATTAAAGAAAAAATTAAAAATAATGGCAGTATAAATAGTTGTCAAAAAATTAATTGGGCCCCAAATAAACAATTTGCTTTATTAAAACATAATTGGAATAAAATAAGTTTTTTTAGAACAGATAACTATATTTTAGACACAAAATTAAATACAAAAGCACCAGATCATGCAACTGGAGAATTTGTTAATAATAATAATATGTATTTCATATATTCATACATTCCAAGATCTAATGATATTGGATTATATTATGAGTTAGGTTGTACAACTTTATATTATAATGATTTCCCATCTTGTGATACAATAAAATACTTAACAACAGATGATTTTGATATAATTTCTTGTAATTATGAATTACATCATAAATTTGAAATAAATATTAATATTGATTAAAAAACTTGAGGGAAGAAATTAAAGAAATAAATTAAATGATGATAATTAATGGCAGATAATTTATAATCAGCACTGTTATTCTTCATATAATAAATAAAAATTATATTAATCGTGCCATTTTAAAGGAATTAAGATATTGTTAAAAACAATAAAATTAATTATTAATAAATTAAAGATATTTAATTAAAAAATGACCAAGACCATTATCAATAACAAAACCTTTCTTATTGATATAATAATTTCTTACTCCAACACCTGCTATTACTGCTATTTTAGTAATACCATGTTCTAATGTTATTTCTATTGCTTTATCTATCATAGTACTACCTAAACCACGATGTTGTGCACTTGATCCACTAGCATTATTAACTATAATAACTTGACCATAAACATGCAATTCTCTTATAATTGCACACCCAGATAATTCTTCAAAAACATCATTCTTTTCTTTTTCATTTATTCTTAATCTTAAAAATCCCAATAATGTATCATTTTCATCCTCCCATGAAATAAAAAATTCAATACCATCTGATGCTTTATACTGTCTAACTTTAATTTCAAATTTATCTATATCAATATCTGCTGTTTTTACTTCTCTACATCTAATACAATTACATTTTAAATTTCTCTTCGCAAATATATTTAATAAATCTCCTCGCATCGCAGAATTTTGATTACCTCCTATTAAATATGAATTTGGTATGTCCCTAATAATTCTATTCAATCTAATCCATGGTTTAACTTTTTGCTTAACCTCTATTAATAAATCGAATAATGGTCCAGAACCATCTTCATTAACTATTTCACCATACGGTTTATATGATCCCTCTTTATGCCATTTTTCTATTTCTGTCCACGGAACCGTACTGCATGGATATATTTTCCATTGATCTGCTTGAAATTCTTGTAATTCTATTACATCATTAAACATTTTACGATCTAAAATAATCATTTCTTCCATTGATATATCTTCCGGATGAGGTAGATCCGGCATCAAATGAATATCTACTTTAAATCC